GAGGTTTTGGATCATCTTTTTAAAGAAATCAGGGGTGTAATCGGGGAGCTGATTGCTTTGTGGAGGGGAGTTACAGATCAGGTAATCAAAGTCAGCATCCCATGGGCGGTTTAAGGCGGGGTACTCAAAGAGTAAATCACTCCTACTAGCTATCGGGTTAGGCACACCCAAGACACAGGACAGACGGGTGAACCAATCTATGTGAAAGTTCACCCAGTCATGGCGATGCGGATGTTCGTAAAAGAAGTTCGCATGACCAATCCATGCGTTTTGGGCGTTTGGACTTCTGACCAAGTCCCGCAGCACTATCGCTGTGTCCTCTACCAAGGGCGCTAACTGCGCATGGTGCATAGGGTTGCAATAGTGGATGATGTCACCATCTACTAACTTGGATAGTCTGCGCAAGTAATTGAGGTGGATGAGCTGATCCCCCAGGTGGTACTCGTTGTATGTTTCAATCATATTGTGTATTATCAGGTTATACAAAGGAGTGAATGATATGAGTATAGCAATAGAAAGCAATGTACCATTACCAGAGGAAAGAAAACGCAATGCCTACCCATACAAAGTCATGGAGGTTGGTGATAGTTTTCTGGTGGAGCAAGCCAAGATTCAGATTGTTTGCAATGCAAACTACCGAGCAGGAAAAGCACTTGATAAAAAATTTATAGCCAGACGAGAAGGGGAAGGGGTACGAGTATGGAGAACGGAATGAATGGTTCAATGACAGTCGAGCAGTACATTGAGAAGGCAAGTGATGATGCCAAGAAGATGTACATGGAGAGAATCTGGCGCATGGACAAAGACCAGATCTTTCATGAGCTAATGCGGGTTCATGGAGAATCTTCCAAACTCATTATGAAAGCCGAAAGCGAAATTGCCTATCTCAGATCTTTGCTAGACAGCCCAGAGGATGGAGATGCAAGACATTGAGCGTTTGAGAGAGGAGCGCTTGATTTACAAGACAGAAATGATGAGAGCGCTTTCTTGCAGGACCAAGAAGCAGAAAATAGCCCTGGCAAGCGAATGGAAGGACAAGTACAGCCCAATGACCTACGATGGGCTTATAAGCCTTGCTAAGAACCATACAGCCCGTTTAAGGGTGGCTTACTGGGATCTACCTCACTTTGAATCAAAACGCTTGGAGAAGCACAATTGAGAACTGCAGCCGTAGTGACCGTAACCAACGGGAAAAGACCTTGGGAGCTGTCCAATTGCATTGCTAGTGTTAAGGCACAGACTTACCCTTGCCAGCATTACATTTTGTGCGATCAAGACTTTAATAAATTTGCTGAGCTAAAGCGTTTATATCCTGAAGTGATACTGTGTTATTGGGATGCCAAGATTGGTGGCAATGGTTACGCTGGGCAACGGTGGTACGCTGCTGCACCCCAATTGATTACTGAAGATGTCACTTTCTTTTGCAATGATGATGACTGGTACAAGCCAGACCATGTGAAATCTATCATGGACAAGATTGATGAGGGCTATGATTGGGCTTATAGCCTTAGATCAATTTACGATAAGGATGGGCAGCTTTTGTTTGATGATAACTGCGAAGCCCTAGGAGAGCTACACGACACTTGGAATATCCCTGGTCATCATTTTGTGGATTGGTGTATGTGGGGTATGAAAACCGACTACCTCAAACAACTCGCTATTCTTTTAAACAAACCTGATCCACAAGTAGATCGGCTATTTTATCAAGCAGCTACCCGCATTGTTCCCAACTTCACCGCTACTGGTAAACATACTTTTTGTTTCCGTATGGGTGGATCTTGTGGTGTACAGCCAGAGTTCTTTATTGAGGGCAACAAGCGCATCCTAGAGAAGTTCAATAACAAATTACCCTGGATCACCGTAGATGGAATTTAATCCAAAACACTTTTACCACTTTTGTAGGCAGCTCAAGATTGAAACCAAAGAGCAAGGCTTACGCAAGATGGATCACCTTCTGGGTACTCAAACTTATGTCATGGATGAAATCGCCAAAGGTTTGGCAGAAGATGTCCATTTTTTCGTCATTCTGAAAGGAAGGCAACTTGGAATCACCACAATCTCTCTCGCCCTTGACCTCTACTGGCACTTCACGCACCCAGGGCTGCAAGGAACACTTACAACAGATACGGAAGAAAATCGGGATATGTTCCGATCAACCCTTGCCATGTATATGGATGGTTTGCCCAAAGAGTACCGCATCCCGCTTATTGCTCACAACCGAAATCAGCTTTCCCTCAAAAACCGCAGCCGTTTGTTTTATCAAGTCGCTGGGCTTAGAGCGAAAGGAAGTCTTGGTCGTGGTAAGGCTATTACATACCTACATGGAACGGAAACCTCAAGCTGGGGAGATGAAGAAGGATTAGCATCCCTACTAGCTTCCCTGGCTGAAACCAACCCAGATCGTATGTACATTTTTGAATCTACAGCTCGTGGTTTCAATATGTTTCACGATATGTATGTCACCGCCAAAAGAGCTAGAACGCAGCGTGCCATTTTTTGTGGCTGGTGGCGCAATGAGCTGTATTCCTTAGATCCTGAAGGTCAAACCTACAAAGTGTACTGGGATGGCAAGCTCACAGGCGAGGAAAAAGAATGGGTACGGGATATTAAAAAACTGTACGGCTTTGAAATCAATTCCCGTCAAATTGCCTGGTGGCGCTGGAAGTTAATGGAAGGCATCAAAGACGAGAGCTTGATGTATCAAGAGTTTCCTCCAACTGAGGACTATGCGTTTGTGATGACAGGCACTTCTTTTTTCTCTAATGCGAGGTGTACCGATGCTGTTAAGAAACTCAAAAAGGTTAACTGTGATTATTACCGATACAGTTTTGGTGTTAACTTTCAAGATACCGAAGTTCTCAAATCTACGGAACGCCTTGCCACGCTCAAGGTTTGGGAAGAACCTGTGGATACTGCTTACTATGTTATTGGTGCTGATCCTGCTTATGGATCTAGCGACTGGGCAGATCGCTTCTGTATTCAAGTCTTTCGTGTTTATGCCGATGGGCTAGAGCAGGTCGCAACCTTTGCCACCTCAGAGATGAACACCTACCAGTTTGCCTGGGTGATTGCTCACTTGGCGGGTGCTTATAAAAACTCCACATTGAACTTGGAAATCAATGGTCCAGGTCAGGCTGTTATCAATGAGCTGCGTAACCTGAAGCGCCAGGCATCTGCCATGGGTACAGCGTTGGGTAAAGATCTCTTGGATGTGTACGGCAATATGCAAAACTACATCTGGCGCAGGAATGACACGCTGGGCGGGGTTTCCAACTCAATTGGCTGGCTAACTACCTCTGCTACCAAAGAGCGTATGTTGTCCTACATGAAAGACTTTTTTGAGCGTGGAATGATGGACATCTACGACATGGATACTATCGAGGAAATGAAAACCATGGTCAGAGATGGTGGATCTATTGAAGCATCTGGGCGCAATAAGGATGACCGAGTGATTGCTACTGCCCTAGCTACCGCTGCTTTTGCAGAACAAGTGCAGCCTAGGCTAATAGCCCAGAAGATAACTCGTCAAATTTCTAGGGTTCAAGATGACTTTACCCCAGAACAATTGACTGTAGGGCGCAATGTTAGCGATTACTTAAAGCGAATTGGGGTATATGGCAAATGAAACCTACTATTCCCAGGAGAGAATTACTACGGATTGTTAAAAGATTTTTAAGGGATAAGGATCGTGGCATCTCTATTCCGCTATTTGCAGACTTAGCTGGCATATCACTAGCTAATCTAAGAGCTGTTTTTATGGATGAAACCGAACCATTGACCGAATATGTGCAGCGCAGAGTATCAAAAGCCTACACAGAATGGGTAAACGGAGAGGTAGCCATCATGCAAAACCGAGATACTAGCAAGTTTGTCCAGTATCGCAAGGAAGCAAAACCTGTTTTAAAGCGATCTACGGGCTTGCAAGTAGTAAATGGAGAGATTAAGATTAAGGTGGGTATTAGTAATAGGTATGATTATTCAGGTTATACACTTGATGAGCAATTAAAAGGGGATTAACAATGGCTGTATTAAACGACTACAAATGCAATACTCATGGTTACTTTGAGAGTAGAAAACCACAATGTCCAATGAAAGGATGCACCGATGAAGTCTTTATTGTCTTTTTGCAAGCGCCTAATGTTATCAGCGCTAAAACTAAGTTCACCGACAAATCAACCAAGCAACTCGCAATGGAGTTCGGAATGTCGGACATCAAAACCACAAGGGAAGGTGAACACCAAGAAGGATTCCTTACCAAAAGAAACAAGTTCACCGAAAAAGAGTACGAGCAAGCCGAAAAGTACGCAACCCGCAAAAAAGGTGTCAACAAAGACAAGATCAAACCCCCGCCAGTCGTAGAGCAAGCAAAAGAAGCCAGGGCTGGCGATGCTGCAATCTGGGGTGGTGGTATGCAAGGTATGAATATGCAATCTATACTAGCTGGACAGTTCAGCAGACCTGTTGGACCAAGTATTGGCGCTCCACCTGAAGCAACTGGCTTGACACCTGCTCAGGCTGGTATAAACTCAGGACCTAGAGCAGATCCCAGTTCAACCATGCGAGATCCAGATAATCTGAAGATTAAAAAATGAGAATACCAAAGGAAGAAGCAGCTAGAGAAGCCTTTTACTTAGACCTAATGCAAAAATGTATGGTGTCTAAGGAAGAAAGAAGGGGAGATTACACAACTCTAAAGTCTTATTACTTGTTTGGTTCAGGTCCAGAGCAACCACCTGCCTACTTTAATAAGGTCAATCCCCATCTCGATCAGCTTACTTCCTTTTTGTATTCTGCTGAAACAACCAGGTTCTCCATCTCTTTAGGTGCTTCAGTCAATCCAATTGAACACCGCAAACAGCCTTCTCTAACCCAAGCCCTTAATGATGAGTGGTTAAATAGCAACGCAGACCAAGTGTTTGCTACTGCTTTAAATTGGGCATTGGTTTATAACAGCTCCTTTATCAAGCTGGTAGTTAAGAACGGTATTCATCCGTACATGATCGAACCAGCATCTATTGGGGTGCTGCGGGAGGATACCCCTTATACA